TGTGGGGTGATGATGATAATGAATCAAATAGTAAAATAAGAAAAAAAGAAAAATAAAAAACGAAAACAAATACTTAGGTGATTTTTCGTGAAAATTTAGTTTACAATCATTTTGAAACAAAATTATCAGAAAAACGTTTTTTACCAGTAATAAATGATCACAATACTGGTAAAAAACGATCCATAAATTGTCAGTAAAATAGCTTTAAAATGTCGTTTAAAGATGTTTTAAGGTTGTTTTTATTCATATTCAAGCTATTATTAGGTTGTGGATTGTGGCCGTTGTGACGACAGAAAGACGCTGGGCTGCTCGCTTGATTCGAGAGATTCATACATGAGGGATACTGGATAAGCCTGTTGGTGAGTTCCAGGATAGCGCCCCTCCATGATGGTCATAATTCACCTTCTAATACTTCATAAACCTTTTTTTCTTTTAAGTTTTGCACCTCAACTAAACCGCCGGTTCTAAGGCTATTCGTTTGTACCGCGTGGCGGCCACCATCAGCTGCTCTGGCTTTGGTTTTATAGTTCACTCGCACCACTATTTTTCCGTCACGTTTTTCGCCTGGCATATCGAAAACATAGAGTAGTCCAGGATCTCTTTTATCCCACAAAATGGCTTTTGGATTATGTATGTGATCGGGTAGTGAGCGCACCATATCCACGGGTAAATGTTTGCCATCTTTAGCACTACGAAGCATGTGCATTACGTCACGGTCAGTGGTGGTGATCACAGCGGTGGTGGGTGCTTGATTTCGTCGTATTAATTCATTAACAATGCGTGGTGAAAGGTAGCCAACTGTCTTAATTTCACCGAGTGTTTTTTTACGTGTTAACAATTTATTTGCCCACGGACTGAACGCTTTTTCAAGATGCGGTGCAAGGTCTTTTGCGTTGTTCAATGCTGCTGTTCTGAGTGGTGATGGCATGGCCATAATCTTTTCACCAAAAGCGATATCTGGGCCCAGCCAAGCTTTGCCAACATTGTAGTCCCAACCAACACCTATACCTTTGGGAACATCGCCATAAATCTCACCTGAAGCAATGTTTATACGTTCAGTTGGATCGAGAGCTGGTGCCTGAGAGATATCTAGTTTTTCTTTTCTTATCTGTCTAAGGGACAGAGAACGAGCACCACAACGGCATCCAAAATCATTGGGTGGATAGTGCGATGACCACCACGGATCATCTATATGCAAAACGATTAAATTCCACTCACTATGCTGTGGCCGGACATTTTCATCACCTGCAGTGAAATACTGTAAAAATGGTCGACGGTCTTTTAATCGTTGGAACTGTTGCCACTTACCAGCGGCATGTGCGGTGCGTAAGTTTGTATCGTAAATAACACGGGTACGCCAGCCACGTTTACCTTTGTAAGACCAGCCATGTTTAGCTACCGTTTTATCAAACTGCTTTCTGAAGTCAGTGATGGTGGTACCATTTTTAATGGCATCAGTTACTGCGGTATGAAAGTCAGTTAATAAATCGGCTTTAGTTGCACCGGCAACAGTGAATGCTTTGGCATGCACTTCACCCAGCATGTCATCCCAATGCTGGGATGGTATTTTTAGTTTGCCCTGGAAGTGATCAATGGCTTCTTTGAAGGGAATATTGTCTGCTTTAATTTCAGCCAATTTTTATTCTCCTGGATACAGCTACTATTGTTTTCCTGTCTGCTTCAATAGCACCATGACTTACTGCAATGGCTCTCTTTGATTTGCATATATCGTAATGTGGCCTTTTAGTTTTTGGTGGCCCTTGATAATGTTTTCGTGCAACACCAATTTTGTCAGCCATTTCATGCAATTCATCTAGCGTATCGGCCAGTATATGGCACATCAGCATTCTTCCATATGGGTAAATTGCAGCATCTACATATACAGCCATAATTCAAACCTATGCGAAAATCGCAAAAACAATCCATGACAATAATGAAATTATTAGTGCCACGATTAAGTTTATACCCAGCCAAAATAGAGAGCCGAAGTCAGGATATCGACCACTAGAATCTGATTCTGGAGCTATAAACCAAGCAGCCAGAATAGATATAACTGTAATTAATGTTGGAATTATCCATAGACCTATTTCAATAGTCATTCTGCATCCTCCGTACCTTGTAGTGAACCAGTCATTAATGCCATGCTGGTCATTTCACCAAGCTTGGTTTCTGTAATATCTGGGTAAATTTTCACAAGGCCATCACGGAACTCTTCAAGTGAATTTGCATTGAATAATAAGTCACGCACTTCATCAATCATGCCTTCGATTAATTCATCAGCTTGGCCCATTGCCTGGTCTGTTAACTTAGTAAGCGGGTCATCGTGTTCGTTGAAATCATGATTACAACTAGGGCATGATTTTTTAACATACAATGAATCGTTGGCTAGTATGTTTGCATATAATTTATCTTGCTCGTCACCACATATATCTGGAAATAAATTAAGTACATTTTCCCGGAAGCTAGCACTTGAATTAGAAAAAAATATATCTCTAATCTCATCGGCCTTATTTTCTACTGCTTTATCATATTGGCTGAAATTTACCGCCCCAGGTGTTGCACTACCAGTACGGGGTAAGACATCTTCACCTTCTTTTGCCATTGGAATTTGCAAACGGGCATGTGCAAATTGTTTAGGGATATCCATAAACTCACGCGAGTCTTTGAAAACATCCACCCATTCCTGGCGGGCTTCTTCTTCCTGGTAAAACTCAAAGGTAGGTGGCCTGGCATCTTTGATGTTTATTTCGGTTATCCAGGTAAAGAGTTCATTCATTGCTGCACTTATGATGACACGGTCAGATTCATTAACATCTTCTTCACGGCCACGGTGTGTTTCACTTGCTGCACGCGAACCTTCGCCTTGAATTTCAGTGGCCAGTGTTTGTGATGTGAGCGCTTTACTCATTTCACTATTACAAGTTTTAATTAAATTTTCTTGCACTAATGAACCTGAGTGTTTGTGTTCTAATAACTGGACGGCACCACTATCAGGTATTGCTGCTATCGCGTCTTCAACCATATTGGCTAAACCATCTAGCAGCGCATCTTGTTCTTTTGGTGGAGTGCCTTGTGGGTATTTTCCAATAGCCCAGGGAATGCCGTATTTCTCACAAAACTTCGCGAAGTATTTAAAGCCATTATGCTTAAAGGTATAAGGCCAGAAACACGATGAAAGCAATGCTACACCATACGGGTTTTCATAACTTGGCATGTGCCGTGTCATCAGCCACTTATAATCACCTAACTCTTCACCATTAGGCGATTGTTTAGTTTTTAAACGTAAGTCGTTATCCGGTGAAAATAAGAATCGACGTTGTGGCCGATCAACAATTTTATCTGGTACCAGGAACTGGCCCTCACGTTTCCAAACCACTTCATGAACTTGGTGTCCACGAAATACACCCTGCGCCATATTCCAGAAGGTATCAATCCATTGCATACCTTTGGCTGGTTTATTTTTCATTACCTGCTGGCACAATTCCAAAGCCCGTATATCTGCAGGTGAGTCACCACCAGCTTGTAAGCGATATTCATACTTTATCAAACCAGAACGAATAGAGCGCATTTCACCAATAACATGAGCATCAGCAATGATAGAAGCAAACACTTCTTGTGAACGGCCAAGTTTACGAAGTATTTCATCGGGATTGGGTAAATAAGATAAAGCACCATAAAAATTTGGATCAGACTGTCGCGTTGCAATCTCCTGACTAAGTGCTTTTTTATTCGATGCTTTTTTAATATCAGATTTATCCATGTCTACCTCAATAGCGTGACGTGTTGACACTATCTTTGCGTTTGCGTGTTGCAATGTTAGGGAGACCACCAGCACGCGTAACGGCCACATACCAAAGAATATGTAATGCCACTAATCCATCGTAATGGTGGTGTGATTGTTTTTCTGGCCAGGTATTCATTTCATCAATTAAGCGTGTCAATGTGGAATGAAATAAAATACTCGGGTCAATGTCATTAATGAACGGTTCTAAAGAATCAATACGAACCTCAGGTGGAACCGTTGCTGTTATAGCCGCTAAAGGCAATACAACATTCTTTGAAATAGCATCATCCATAAACGTTTTACGCATGTGCTCATAAGCATTATTGTTTTCAAAGCCAATCGCCTGGCAGCCATACTCTCTTTGCATATTGATTAAATCAGCAGATAATTTAGATGGCACACGACGTTTAATATCCGCTTCAATAACATGCAGCTTTTTCTTTTGCACATTAAAGCCACCCACTAATATGGCACTTGGATCTGATGACTCACCTTTACCCATTGATGGGTCACAGGCACCAAACATGATCCAGTCAGATAAACGAGATACCCAGAATTGATAATTAGTAAACACCAGGTCTTCATCAGTAAGTGGTTCACCTTGCATCTCAGTGCCAAAGGCACGTTTGTTTTTAGCGCGTTGATGCATTAACCAAAAAAGACTGCGCACAGCAGGCCATGAAGTTACTGCACCTTTATCCATTTTCTTTTTATGCTTCAAATAATATTTATACGAAGGCATTAATTCCGGTGGTGCCACTTCACCCTTATCATTATATTTTTCCTCGAAGCGAGGGTCGTCATTGCGCATGAGCTCTTCACATTGATCCCATAAGTCCATAAAGGTGGGTAATTTAATAATGGCTTTAAAATGATGAACAATATGACCAATGGCTTGCTTAGCACGAGAGATAGGATCATCTTTATTTAAAATGGTACCCACGCCCAGGTACTTCACTGAACCATCAGGTGGGCCAAGATAATCAATGGCTTTTTCTAGCCAACTCCAGCGGTTCTCACGCTCAGTAGGTGACTTGGCTTCTTTATCGGTAATGAGATCATCACCCAATAAAACCTTTGGTCGTGATGAACCGTGGAAGGTACCACGCACCGCTTGCTCTGCACCGAAGGATTCCATCTTAATGCCATTCGCCGTGGTGAATTCTCCGATTTTCCAATTAACGCTTCGGCCCGTGACTTCAGGAAAATCCATTTCTAACATGGAATTCATAGTGAGTTCAGATTTAACCACTTCAATTAATTTAGTCGGTAGCTTTGTTTCAGCGCCCAGAAAAGTCACATAGTCAAGATAAGGAGGAGCATCACCTTGCCATTTAACTTCTCGACGAATACTTTCTTGTTGTAACAAACCCAACACGGCAATAAACAAAGGGCCAATTTTAGTGAGTAACGTGGACTTCGTTTCACCACGAGGAGCCACCCACCATTCACGACAGCCAGCTTGTTGTAACAATAACTTTGAAAAACGATTACAAAAATGCGCCTGAAAAACAGAAGGCTCACCACGAACATGATGCGGAAAATAAGTGTAAGCAAAAAATTGGAAGTCACCATTCAACACTTTACTGCGACGTTCAGCAATAGCGGATTTAGAAGAATCCAGCCCAACCTGAAACGCTTCAATCTCCTTACGGAGACTGACAGTTAAATCCTGAAGTTCATTTAAGAACTGTTTTTCTTTAATATCCTTCATGGCATTAACTAAATGCCTCATTCACTTTAGCGCCAAAGGGTTCAAGTATTAAGCTGAATCGTTCCAACACGTCCGGGTGTTCTTCTTTGATGTAGTTAGCCAATAGTTGCAGTGTTTCTAATGCGGTAGAAAGCTTGGCAATTTTAGGGTCACCACCGGCAGCGGCTTTCATTGTTTTAGTGTAAGCATCACTTAATCGTGATAGCGCTTCTGCTTTTTTTAAACCGTCGTATTCGCCGGTGGTGATATCTTCAACTGTTGATTTAAACAACAATGTAAAATCTTCGAGTAGTTGTGTCGTAATGTCACCCAAGCCACCCTTAGCCATTTGATTGGCAGCACGAGCTTTGTCCCAATCATCTCCATTTTCTTTTGCACGTTTTTTCCATGTGCGTCCAGTATTAAAGCTGACGTCATGTTTTTTACATGCTGCATCAAGAGGTAAGTGTTCATGAACATAAGAGGAACGAACAGCATTGCGTGTTTCTGGTTTATGAGCCATTTAATATCAAGCCACATTACTTAAACGCATGTCTTACACCTTCAGAAATAATTGCTATGCCGATACCCATGAATCCACCAGCAGCAGCACCATTCTTAGAAGCTTTAACTTCATTTTGTCTTAGGCGCTCATCAATCCCGTCGATTGAGTCTAACTTTTTATTCATGCCCTTTAATTCTCCCCTGATTTCACCCAGCATAAGCATTATGTCTTCTTGATCAGCCATTACCGTTTACTCCGCATTTCATAATAGGGTTGGCATTCTGAACAACGAATGGCGTTGACCGACTCAACACGTTTTGGATTAATTTCTTCTTCACAATCAACACACATTCGTTTTCCATTTATTATTAATGCAGGTTCTTTATGTTGCAGCCTTGCATTATGTATTCCGCGTTCCCTTGTTTGCTCTTCATAAATTTGAGCGTGATCTGCTTCATCCATTTTTACTATTTACCCAACCATTTGCTTGCGAGCGAACCTAATAATTTTGGTTTTGGCGGGTGACCTGCAGCAAGTGCTTTATCATCACTACGACGATTAATGTTTACACCCAGAACCGCCAGAGCCATTGACCAAATAACGGTCAGTGTTCCCATTAGAGAACTAAGAGCAGTAATAAAAGTAGTAATAAGTTTGGGATCGTCTTTAAACGCAGCTACTAATATAACGACAACAATAGAAGACATAAGCGCACCAAAGTTTATAACAACCGTCCAACCTAGTGCGGGACGCCACCAGCTTTTAAATTTATCGTTAGAGTTAATCTCTGCGCGCATGGTGGCATTGATTTCGGCTTGCTGTTTAGTTTCGTTCTCAAGTCGAGCAATGATCACTGGGTTCATAGCTTGTTGAAATTGTATCTGCAACGAAGGGTCTTTCTTTATGGCGGCAATAGCATCGGATTCGTTATCCAAACCGGTTACAGATTTAGCAACATCAACAACTTGTTGTGTTGTTTCCTCTGCATCATCACCGCCAAGCCAACCTGCAATAGTTGGAACAAATTCTGCCAAAGCCATAATTGTGCCGAGCGCCATTATTCGTTTTCCTCATCGTCATCACCATCATCAAAAGGTTCAGGCAAATCATCAGCTAAAACATGAGAAGTTAATGCCACCATGCCACCTGCAAGCCATGCTTGCACATCAAATCCTGGGCACGTTTTGTGTGAGTTAACTTCATTGTGTCCAATGATGTTTTTTAGGTTGGGCAGTTCTTGTTTGAGATATTGAACTTGATAAGAAAGTGAATCCCACTGTTCAATTGAAAATTTATCTGTACCGATTAAACACAGCGCAATGGAGTTCTTATTGTGGCCTTTAGCATGAGCACCTGTTTCACGCAGCGAACGCCCAACATATATCTCACCATTAATATAATTTACTAAGTGATATCCAATATGTTTTAAGTGGGCCGCGTAATCGCCAACTAACTTTTTATCACGTTTAAAGTTGCGCTCACCATGCCAACGATCAATATCTTCAACTGTGAAGTGCTTACCGTTAGGCGTAGCTGCACAATGAATAATTAACGTATCTATTTCATTTGTATTTTGTAATCCCATGAATGGAGCATGACGGGATTAATAAATTGAGTATAGATGGGAAACGTTTCCCCTATTAAGGGAGGAGAGTCGCTATTATGATGTGCTCAATAATAATTTATGTCAATCGAAAAGATCGCCGGTTGTGTTTTCATTGTTGTTATGTGAAATATTTTTTATTTGGCGGGTTGTTAAATTAAATTTTAAAGCGGCTTGAGACAAAGATAATCGCTTATCTAAATCCGGATGACTTCTTTCATTATTAATTGCAATATTGCGTATCTGCATTAATATTTTATCTGCTTTAGGTAAGTCAATTGTTTTACCGCCAAAAACCTGACATAGCTTATAGGCAGAATCACGACCAACAATTCGTTCGAGCTTGGTTCCTTTTGCTTCAAAGGGGAAACGAAACACTGTTCCACCTTTTTCTTTGAGAAAAATAATCGTGTCGGGTAACCCAACGGTTTGAATAAAAATGCGAATCTGCGGCGGTAACAATTTTGGGTCTACCAACGCAAGATCTTCATGTTCAATGTCGTGATTAGTGCTCAAGTTTAACGTGCTCACGATGTGCCCAGGACTTTAAGGCTTCGATACAATGATTAAGATCTGCTGCAGTCGCCCACTCAAGCTTGGCTTTTTTAGTAATGCTGGCACACCATCGTTGCATAGCCACTTCACTGGGGTTGTTGATCACTTCGGCCTTATGCAATGCAAACCACATTGCGGTAATTTTTTTAATGCGGGGAACTCGCCAATCACTCATACGAGAAGCGGCATTTTTCTTTACGGGTTTAAAGCCAGAACGTTTCATCGCTTCAACCGCTTCATGTAACTTACCAAATTCAAGAGTGCTTGCCGAAACCCGACCGTTCACTTTTGTAGCACCAAACTTAACCAGGAACACATCACGATAAAAGTCATCATCCCAACCTAACTGTTTTTTACCAACAGCCAGCAAGGTATAACATTTAGCGCGAGGTGATTTTTTAGATTTAGGTGACATCAACACTTCCGTCACTATTCACAGATTTAAAATGATGCTCATCACAATAGGGACATGTTGTCATGCTGTCATAAATATCACCTTCGGCGGGGGTTGGTGTTTTTAAGTTACAGTTACAGTCAGGGCACGGATACTCAGTTAAGACGATTCCTTTTCTTTCTATATTTTTTACCCACTCAAGATATATTGCTAAATCACTCATAATTCCTCCCGATATTTTTTCTTGTAGTAAACCGCTAAACCTACCCAAGCGATATTTCCCATCACCAAAACAATACCGGCATAAAAGCTAAAGCTTTGCCCGAGTGCTGGGTAGTAGTAAAGATTCCATAACCCCCACACACTGAAGAAAAACATTGTTGGCCAATACACGCCTTTGGTTTCTTTTTGATTGAAGAGAGTCCAGGCGTTCATCCAGGTGAAGTAACTGCCAACCAATTCAAACATGCCATTAATGAGATCAGGATTCATTGCTTTTATTTTCTTCATGTTCGTTGATTAGTTTTGTGCAGTGCTCAACACACGATTCACATATAAATGTCCCTGTATTCGCCGCTATAAGGACTTCTACTTCGCTTTCACTCTTGTCACAAAATGAGCAATATTTAATTACATTTTTGCTTGTCATATCTTCTCCGTACTCGTTTACGTGTTTCTTTCCAGCCAACATTAGGTGCTGCCTGAAATAGAGGTGTTGATGTAATACTTAATGTTCCTGAGTCGATATCTGCTTCCCAGCTTTCATACATCTGGTGGTTGCCAGGAATACCAGAAGGTATTAATCCAATCACAGGGCATTTGTCGTAACCTCTCCACCACCCATCACTATCTTGTGCAACCCAGCATACCCAATCAGGTGCATTGTTAATGTGGCTTTGCAATACTGAACTTATACTTATCACGACCATTCACTGCTAAAAGTTTCATTTTATTAGCCACGGCTTTTGCTTTTTGTTTTGCAACCTTTTTTTTACCATTACAAACCCCGATTACCTGGTTACCAGTTTGTGATGTCACTCGATATGCCCAGTCAAAACGTTGATCAGGCAAATGCGGTGCCCAGCTTGCAAGTTTGAAAACACAAAATTCAATTTCTATTTTTGGTGTGCTCATAATTTAACCTCTGTTACGGGTAGAAAAAATACCCGCTCAATGAACCATCAAACGCTTCATTTAAAAACATGTGCAACATTACGCACTCATTCTTTTTAGCTAAAGCGTTCATCTCACTTATTTCTCCAGCAACGAAAATATTTAACTCTTCTTTTGTAAAAGAAGATGCCTGTTTTTCAAGAAGTTCATAATTAATAAAATCAGGCCATTCATCTTGTTTTTTTAGCGGCAGATTATTATCGTGCGCGAGTATGTTCATAGCCTCCACGAATTTTGGCGCATTCATAACGAAGCCACATCCAATGGAATGGGTTTGTACTCATCCGTATCACCTATCTGTTCATAAATACGAATATATGACTTACTACCGGCCACCTGAACAGAATCACTAATTGCCTTCATGGCTTTCTTCCATTTGCGATCTTTAATGTCCAGCCGTTGCAAACCAAAGATACGTGCCGTACTGACCTTGCCTTGTTTATCAACCTGAAACGCATCGTTGATTAATACTTTAATTTCTGGTCGACTGCCTTCTGACCATTCGTTAAGGCATCGGTCAATCAGTTCTTTGGCCACTTGTAGACGTTCATCGAATACCAGGTGTTCACCAATGGCACGTTGAATCTTAAAACGACCGTCATAACTCATGAGCGTGACGTTGCCTTTGTTGCCACCCATTTTTACCTGGTATTTTTTACCTGAAGACAAAATGAATTTTTCAATGGCCTCCATTGCGTTCTGTTTAAAGGCGGCCAACTCGACACTTTTTGTTTTTGCCTGGTCAACCAAATTAAGAACCATGTCGTTACGTTCAATGTCAATCGGTTTAACCATATCTTCAGGTACCAGTTTGCCTTGTTGGTCTTGCATATACCCCTCGGGGATTTTTTTTGCTGCGTTGCTCATGATGCTTTTTTCTCCTGTGTTGCTCTTGTGAAAGTTCAAGTTCATATTGTTCTAGTAATTCGTTAAAGCTAATGCGTTTTAAAGCTGCTTCTTGCTTGAGTGAACTCATTGCTCGACAATGAAAGGTTTCAATTGTTTTCTTCAGCTCTTCATCATTACGCGCTGTAAAGTAACCACCATTTTTCCCACCTTTAATACCAATGGGCCTGCCTTGCTCACGAAGCTCTTTAATAATTGTTCTAATAAAACGTGTCTGGTCTAAACGACGATTAGGAATAATATGACTGCCTGTTACGTCAACAAAAATCTCATTCATTAAAATGCAGTCTTCAGGCCCCATGTGTTTTTTTAATAAAGCGTCAACTTTATATTTTATTTCTAGTCTCTCTTCAGATTGAACATCCATACTTATCCCTCGCTATTATTTTTATTACCGTAAACTGCGTTTTTTAAATAATCTTTCGGCATTTTAGATTTTGCTTTTTTAATGACTTCTGAAACTTGGCTTGGTTGTTGTTCAACACCTTCACGTGGCCGTTGTTTATGCTCTTCTGTTTTTCGCTCTGTCTTCGCCGCCACTTTTTCAGCATTGGCCGATAAAATACTCAACAAATAACCATGCCCTTTAAGTGGCAGCTTTAATGTCGCTGGTGGGTTGTCTACCAGGTCATTCATTGCATCTGCCCATGCGCTTGGTGGTACGGCATACATTGCATGGTTATGCTTTATTTGAGCATCCTTAATCATCGGTGCTAACTCTTTCGTTAGCGTTAACATCTTCGACCAACGCAACCCCTGTTTTTGTGGCTTAAATAATTTCAAGTAACGAAAGTAAGGTCGAATCACAACAGGTTGGATATCTTTTAATAAATCCAACAAGCGTCGACCATCGGTGTTTTCCATTGCCTGGAAAAGATCGAACGCTGAACCACACTCAGGGCAACTTAAATGGAGCGCCATAGTTCCTCCAGGCTAATGTCACGGTCAATATAATTTTTAGCCAGCCAAAATAATTCGTGTGCTTCTTGAGAAGGCAATGTACGCCAAAATAAACCAAACAATTCTTCCGGCACGTTTTCTTTGCCAGCCCATTCATCACCATTTGAATACATTAAATGATGCGCTTCTACAGCGAGGGCAAATTGATCTGATTGTTTAATAATATCCAAAGAAGAGTCCAACACTTCGGGAATATAAAGTGATGTATGAATAGCACGTTGTAAACGATACTCAATGGCTTTGATGTGTTTCTTTATTGCAGGTAAATATTTTAAAGGTGTCGCAATATCTCCGGTATACGCTTCATGTGCATCATGAAACAAGGCTTGCAACGTTGTCATCTTGTCGGCCCTAAAAAAGTATTGAGCAACAAATGCTACCCAAACAGAATGCTGCGCAACAGAATATGGGTGTTCTCCCTGTGTATGTCCGTTATAACGTGATGTGCGAGATAATGCCCATGCAATATCACCAAAAGTAATTTGATCAAGTTGCGGGTACATAAAATGCACGTTGCGGCCTGAGTGTGTTTCAATGCTAGGCGTCATAATCAACCTCGTTAAAACCATCGATAGTTGATGTGTCAGCCGCTTCCATGCCGAGCGATATATCATCTTTTATTTCATCATAGTTAACAGCATTTTTAATACAGCCAGCACACAACCCTTCAATACGATGATGATCTAAAATACCGCAGCATTCACAATAACCAATCGATTCACTCATGACATTCTCCTTGATTTGTTGCACACATTTGTTTTCCACTTCTTTGCCGGATCGTGGTGATTAAAACGCTCAATAGTTTTATCGCCCTGCATTTCAAGTACATGACCTTCGCGCTCATACTTATCTTCCATTTCTTCCTGCAAAGCCTCACCATCATTTACATCATCATGTTGATTCGATGGCATAAACGTTTCTAACTCATCCAATGACTCATGCAATTGTGCTGTTGCATTAACGGCATCAACAAAGGCTTGTGGGTTATACAAAAAGCCTTCAAAGTAAACTGCATCCTGTAAGCCATCACACGCCAAATAAACTTCGGCCCAATAATCAATATATTCATCGCTATACGTTTGCATGGTTAAGTCCTCCGCGCTTTTTTAAAACCCAATAATTTTTGCCCTACAGTGAAAATAAGTTCAGGCGTGAGTTCTTTTTTCTTTTTCAAACCATAATCTTTAATACCTGGAATAAGAGCAGACACTAGAACACGGGCAGAGCCATCACACATTTGCCAAAAGGCATCAAGCACCTCTTCAGATAATTCGATGTCAAAGTCACTCAATGCTGCTGTTGCAAGTGCATCTGAATCACCCTGAGTAATACCTTTAATAACCGGCGGCCAGAACCCAACGCGTGAACTAATCTGTCCAAAGCGTCCTTGAGGGTCTTTAATGAGAGGTTGAAGTTTTTCAGTGCCAGAGAGCACAACACCAATATTGGCCTTGTCACTAATGCGGCGAGCATATTCCAATGTGGCCGTACTGACGGTATCGGCCTCATCTAATATTAATAAGCTGTCTGAACCTTTAAGTGCATTAATAATGGCCGCTGTTTTTTCAGCCTTGGTGCCAGCAGAATATTTGTTTGTTTTATGTACCACCGCCCCCGTTTGTTGAACTAACTCAGAAACTAATACAGAAGCATTCATATCAGGCGTGGCTTCAATTAAAATAACATTTGAATTACTCGCGGCATAACGTTTTAAACCTCGGGTTTTACCCGTACCAACAAATGCGCTTAATACAGAAAAGTTTCTATATAAATGCGCACGCTTACACGCCGCAATTCCCGTGCGATAAACTGAGGTCTCAACAAAAGGACAATCATGCACACCTTCTTCTTCACGCATGTCCCACAACCGAATGGCATCTAACATTTTCTTAATAAACTTTGTTGGAGAGCTCACATACTTGCCACGAAGAACGGTATTTAAAGTCGAGTCATTAACTGCAGCCGCTTTACTCAACTTAGTTTGTGAACGTTGGTTGCGATAACCTGGCTCATGCGTCTGACCATCATTTATCCAATCGATAATTTGGCAACACTGCTGGATATCATCCTCGCTATAATTTTTGTGCCAGTTTTCAGGATAGTCCTGCATACTTTGCTGGTGTTGAATGGCTTTACTCATCTGCTATACTCCTCTTGTTGGTTTTTTGTTTAGTCATCTAGATAATCGGTAGCTAAAAAATCAATATCATCTTCGGTCTGCAAACCGAGGTTGGTGTCAACGGGAACTTCGGTTCCTGTTGTCTTTTCTAATAACGTTGAATCACACTGCTGTGTAAGCACTTCAACATCATCAATAATTTGATCGTGTGTTATAGCTGAACCAGCGCGATCATGTTTTTCTTGAATATGTACTTCCAAACGTTTAACCGATGCTGCTAATTTCTTTTGCTCTGCTTCTTTCAAGCGAGAAACAGGAATGTAATCAGCTTTTTGAACCAGCTTGGCATCACAAATCCATCGCCCCGTGTCATCAAGAACACGAATGAATGCGTCGTTGTGAAGGTTGTATTCAACCTTTAATTTTTTATTGTTGTACTGCACAAGCTCTGGTGACATGTATTCACGATTATCTAAACGAATAGACTCTCGTTTAACCATGCGTGTTTTACGCGGCCAAAATAATGCCTGGCTTTGCATGTTGTTTTCGAGCGGAAAGGCTTCAAGGTTATCCCAAAGTTCAGCAGGTTTTTTACCGTTCAAACCAGTATGAGCCGTGTTGTGGTATTCCACTAACCATTCATTAAAGTCCGTCATCCACTGTTCAGCCGTGGGTAACTTTACTTCACCTTTTTTATGTTTCTTTAATAAAAGCTGTATGGCTTCATCGGCCATGTCGGCACCGCAATAGCTTGGGTACCATTTATTAAAGTCACATTCCATCGTTTTAAAGAAACGTTCAACATGGCCTTTGCCTTTTGCGTTGTATGGCAGTGAGTGCATAATGTCGATGCCAAGTCGTGAATAAAATCCAGTAGACTCATCGCTCATCATTTTATTTTTATAACCACTGCCATTATCAATGTGTAACATTGTTGGAATATGATTATGTGTTAAAATAGCGTGACTCAAAGCAAATAAAGTTGAATGCGCACTTTCCGCATCACTCAAAAACCAACCAGCAACATGCCGACTTGAAACGTCCAACCAAAGCGTGAGTTCAGCACGCCACGGTTTTTTACCTGTAGGGTGTTGTAAGTAGACATCAAGCGTATGACCATCACCTTGAAAGCAAGCGCCAACCGGTAAGTTTTTTGTGCTGCGTCGTATAAATGATTTTTGCGTGTTAGTGTAAAGACGCGCACCCATTCTGCCTTTGCTCTTGTCACCTAGTTGCGATGGTAAAGAGTCAATAAAACGATAAACACGATCATAAGTTACGTTTTCAAATCCTTCTGATATCAACTTACGGGCAACCGCATTAATCGAAGGCTTGCTAGGCAAGCTATATAAATACATGGCACGTGTTTCCCAACCATAATTTTGTTGTTCGCTGCCTTTGTGTTTTGGAGCTAAGCCAATCAAACCAAGTTTTTCAAAATCATTCACCCAGCGGTTAATGGTCGAATAGCTGGGCAACTTGCCTTTCTTGCCTAATTTTTTAGCTGCGTTAATAAGGTTGGTATCAACACCATCTTCGGTCTCTAAACGCAAAAGCAGTAACTCAATAGCGCGTCGTTGCGCATAACCTTCTTCCATAACACGCTTTACTTCTTTAGCAACTAATCCTCGATCACTCGCAATCAACTGCTTACTTTCAGGAAGACGCTGCCACGCATCATCAGCGGTTACAATTTCCGTGCTATCACTCACAACGTTAAGGTTTGGCGAGAGGTTCATTTTTTAGCCTTTTTATTTTTACGATTTGTTTTGCGTTGGCTTTCACGAGACTGCTTATCAAGACGTGATTCAGCCAATAACAAACGATGCAGTGAAAATATTTTTTCCGCTTCTTCTTGTGACATCGTTGGCACGTCTTCAGGGCTGTCTGGTAAGTAGTCTTCACCAATGGTGTCAGCAAATGACTTCATTAAATAAGCTGCCTTAGAATGGATCGCTTTAAGGTTTAAATATAAAGAAGATGCCCCTGCTGAGAACTCAGCTTCTTGCTTTTTAGTTTCTTTGCTAAGGTCAGAGGCTTGAGTGAGTTCAACCGCAAGCTGTTCCATGTCATCAATAAACTGTACTGCTTGAGCAGATAAAACAGATGACTCAATGCGAACACGCTCAATAGATAGTGGATAATTAAATCCTTCAAGACTGTTTTGTTTTTTACGGTGAAGCTTTATTTGATCTTGCAGTTTGGAGTTTTCCTGGTTGGCTTTATCCAGTGCCTGTTCAAGTTCATTGTTGCTGCGTTGAGATTCTTTAAGGCGACGCTCTAATTCACGGCTGGGTAAATCAACTGCATCATCATAAGTAATGCCTCGAACCTCGTTACCAGCAAAGAAAGCATTTAATTCTTCATTAGTCCATTTCACCATCATGGCAAGTTTGGTAGGAGGCAAATGTTTCAGCGCTGAAAAATTTGATGCATCTACACGAAGACTTAATGCTGCAATGCTTTGTGCGCGCCATGCCCCCGTCGGATCTATGTTTCTACTTAATAGTTCCGCCCTGTAATGACCGTGACCAAGGGTTTCCTTGAGCCCCATCAAAGAAAAACCTTTATATAAAACGCCCGTTAATTCTAGTTGGTCGCCAATAGCTGCGCAGTCAAATCGTTCTTCTTCAGGTGAGGCCAAGACCTCAGAAATAGGTTTAAGCTTAAGTCCGCCAATAAAGTTGGCAATATGCTTTGGTACAATTAATTTTTTACTCATTAATCATCCCCTCTATTTCGGCTAAAATTTCTTGATGAAAAAGAGCGTCATAATGATCAAACTCAGGAGACAGGCCAACCTGTTTGAGTAGCTCATTATTATCTTGAATCGTTTCTGCTAGAGTGATAGCAACGTCAAAAACTTTGATGGCCGCATGAGCATACATAATTGATATGCCGTGTTTTGCAGATAAGTCAGCCAGCACTTCGCTACCTTCTTTTATCAACACGGTTTTATATATGTATCCTTGTTGAACGGCAGACTGAATATTTTCTCGGTGATGCTTTACTGCTTCTTCAAGTAATTCATCAGCAGTTTTACCTTTTGCATTTTCTGCTGCTTGTGTCGCAACCTTATTTAGGTCTTCAAGTGTGAGGTTCATTTATCTTTTCTCCTTATCGCTCTAACTTTCGTTTTAATAATCGTTCCATTTTTACCGCTTCTGCTTTTACCATTGCGGTCTTGCCAAGTTCGGCAGCCATCTGTTCATGTTCATCTAATACGTAAAGACCAAGCACTTCGGTTAACACTTCGAGTGGTGTGATAATTCCGCGCACAGCCCATATAAAGGCCGGTAAATATATCGCGGGGAAGTGGTGATATTCTTTTGACTCAGCACACCAGGCATCAAGCTGACGTTTGGTGATGTGAAGCTCTTCAGGTAAACATAAATTCATTCGTTCAATAATGCGTTCCCGACCAAGTCCTCGTTTCTTTGCTGTGCGCAAGACATATTTAATCTGTCCCATGAATTCCTGTTCGATATCTAAGTCGGGCGCATTGTCCGAAAGGTACTCAGGTTCATGATTTTCAAGTTGCTGGAAAAGATCCGGCTGAATGGTGGTAATTTTTTTATCGTTATTTTCCACTGACATCATCCCCCTTGGCTGTTAAATTTATTTTCAAATAACGCGCTTCGACTGAGGCGTGCAATCAGCGCCCGCTTTCGTTTTTTTGTTGCTGATGAAATTAAAGATGGAGATAAATAATGAGTGACCCCAGAAAACGTTTCACCTATCGCAACCGGTTTATGAAGGCCATTAGCTCTGGCCCTAAAAAAAGAATTATTGATTCCGGTATTGCTCAATGTCATTTTTGTGGGAAAACGGAGAACGTTGAGATTACCGACTTTGTTAAAGAAAAATGTCCACCGACGGAAATCGACCCGAGCAACTCTTTGTCTTGGCAAATGCTCTTTGATGGTTGGGTTACTGGTCTTACTCAGGTTTATACCGGCACAGGAGTGATCGACTGGGATCTCACTCTTTGCCCTAAATGTGCTGATGAACATCTTGAACTTGCTGAACAAGCACTTAAGAGAAAATAGCTTCATGCTACCGCCTGTGCCGAGGGTCGACGAAGTGGACGTGGTGCGTGGTCATACTTGTCAGGCCACAGGGTGTTGAGGCTTTTACCCACCTTGGCAGCAATGGCCGTTGCGACAGCAAAACTGGCTTTTTTGCCACGGATGACTTCAGAAACAACGCTGACCCCAACACCTTCTTCTTTAGCGAGTGCTGTGAGCGTCACGTTTTTCTTCATTAAGAGGCAGAAAATGTCTGCGTGGTGCATAATAGGTACCTATATATATGTAAGGCCAAGCTTGGCCTTTTTGTTCGATAAATTAAGCGTATATGTTCGAGTTAATAAACATATTAGCTATATGTACGAGGAAGTCAACAAAAATGTCCGAGAATAACGACAATTATTTTGATGTTGTCTTTAATAGGCTTAAAGAGTTTATTGGTACAAGTAAAGATGCCGCTGTGGCTAGGGAGCTAGGTGTGTCTAGAAGCAACATTTCCACATGGAAAAAAAAGGACGCGATCCCACACAGAGAAATTGATAGTTGGGCAATCGATAAAGGGATATCTCTTAACTGGATTTATCATGGCTTCCCGCCAATGATGCTTGACGATGATACTGGCAGCCCACTCAATTACTCCAAAAGACAAATGGACTCTTCAGATAACTTGTCTTCTTTTGCTGTTAGGGAACCTGTTGAATTAAAGTACGAGCATCAGGATATGGGTTCTCAGGCTGAATATTATGCTAACTGTGTAATAAAAGGTTTAAAGCAGATTCTGTTAGAACCAGAAATAAAGCATGAATGGGTAAAAAAGATAGATGAATATGCCCGGAATTTATATCAGATCATAGTTAGTCTAAAAAATGAAACTAAACCCTTAGACCAAGAATCACTAGAAATTGCCATAGAATGTGTAGAGTTATATATTAAAGAACTTGGTTTAAAGGTACACCCCGCCAAAAAAGCTAAGGTGATCCGAATGCTTTACCCTCTCATTCGCGATGACGATGATAATGAAGTTCCTGATAATTTAATCGACTTACTTCAACTTGCTGAAGAAGTTCAAGAACAAGGAGATATCGATGAGCAACAAAAGGCGAAAGTGGTTAAAAAATATAAAACATAATGCAGAAAGCAAAAAAATAACAACGGCCATTGCATTAGAAGGTCTTGAAGGAAAAAAATCCCGCCATCCATTTTGGTGGATGTTACTAGGCCTAGTTACAACAATATTCATCAGTGTTTTTTTCGACACAGTCCAGGAAAACAGATTGCTCAGAGCCGAGTTACGACAGATAGCGACACCATTCAAAGAAGCTGTATTCACTAAGGCAGTAAATAACTCCAGCTTTTGTCAGAAGGAAAACAATTACGACAGCAAGTTATTAGAACTTCCTCCTTCTCTTGAAAAATCTCAAACAGAGGAATCCTTGTCGCCAAATTTAGATTATGAATTAATAAAACTCTGATAATTTGGTTCTCGCCCTGAGAGCCGTTTTAAGGCCGGTATTCCCCCCATACCGCCATGATGTTATTACCCAAGATACAATTTCGCCACTGTGGCGTTTTTGAAGGGGTTTTGAAGATGTTTAAAGAACAATAACTGGGGGAATTCATGAAGAAAGTCATAATTGGGATGTTTTCGGCAGTATTATTACAATTAACGTCTTCAACTTTCCTTATCCAAAATAATACATAAAAACATTGGAGGTTTACCATGAAGCTTAATTACCACACATACTCATTAGAGCATGATTCTAATAAACAGCATTTTATAATGGACATGCGACCATTCTTTAAAGCATTTTGTGATTACGATAATCCAGCCTTTAAAAATAAATTTTTACATAATGATGAAAATGTTTACTTATTGTCTGCCGGACTAAATTTATATTTATTTTTAACTACGCGCAGCCATGAAATAATTAAGACAATTCGTTCTACTGATTTAGAAGTGGATGAAATTTATGATCTTCTGGATAAAGATGAAAGCCTTGGTTTTGCATCTTATATTTATGTTGATAAATACTATTTTGGTTTTGCGTCAACAATGATGGCACCTAAATCAAAATCTTTCGTGGATTTTGTTAATGATATATTTACGGAAATTGGGATTGATGATTATTGGTTCGTCACTCATCCTATTATGCATGAAAGTACAAAAGCTGAAGCTCTTAAAATGGGGTTTATTGGAAGATCTGTTATTACAGTAAATAGTGAGAACGATGCCTTTAATCATTTAAGAAAAATGGTAGGTGGAACAACTGAAGAATTCTCTGATATTGATTCATTCGACATCACTATTAAACCACGTACAAGAAGAAATATTAAAAGTGCTGTTCAAAAATTCATCAACAAAGTTCCAAGTAATGGACTGGACAAAATGCTGATACGTGCTAAAGAAGAGTTACAAGGTAGCTTAATCGATTTGTATATTGCAGGTTCGGGTGGAGTTGCAGATATAATAAAAACCCGAGACGAACGTTTTTTACATGATGAAATCATAGGAAAGATTAAAGCAAATGCTGTATTATCTGAAAAGGTAAAAGAATATGAGTCAGATGAAAAATACACAAAAAATAAAGTTGCTAGCATTACTGATCTCCATAGCGTGGATACCTGGCATAGCCGTGTATCTGATATATAGCCATTTTAAAACAGATGAATATACGTTAGCACTATTTACATCTCGGATTGATATTTCAAATCTCATAGCTGTTTTTTCATTTTCAATGCTAGGATTTTTGGCCGCTATCATTACAATTCTATTTGGGTTTATTAATAGTCAATCATTTATTAGGTATAGGCGGGTTGGTTATTTAGGCGTCTTTTTTTATTTTTATGGGTTCACAATAGTAAACTTGTTAACAACGGCGGGTTTATCTTTTATTGGTTTTTCCAATATGGCTTTTGTCTGGCCATTTAGATTTATGCTTTTATCTTTTTCTGCTAATTTGTTTGAAATTACTATTATTACATTAATTATAATTAACCTTGCATATCAAGCTAGTCACGAAAGAAATGATTCCAGCAACTAAGTCATTCCCCCCCACAAGAAAGGCCGCTTCAAGCGGCCTTTCTTTTTTCTATTTACTGCAATCAACTAGTAACTTCGGGAGTCTTCCCAACCAACAGTCGGCGACCGATGTTTAAAGGCCACTGCCAGAACATGTCGATTACTGTGTTGTACTGTTCCCGAATGACTTCGTTTATATAAATAGCCTGGACCACCATCTGCAATTAAGCGGTGAGAGCTAGTCTTATTATATGAACTAATATTATCGGTTTCTTTATTGGCAACTGAAACGCTGTCCAAGTTAACTGCTTGAGTCATCTTTCCAGTGGATGCGATTGCCATAGGCGTTGCTTCAGTTGAGTTTTGTATAAAGTAATGTTGATGTGTTGGGTTAGAACAACCTGCTGCAGTAGCAGCGCCGGTCATACTAAACATCATCACCATACTCATGAGTAATGCCATAATGATATGTGTAAACTTCATCGAACCAAGCATAATTATTTTCCTCTTGTTATATAGTTAAAATTTATTGCTTGCGTTTGTCTTCAAGAACCTGCAGCATATAAAAACCAGCTGAAACTAATAGAGGGGAAACATTTCCCATCTATATCCAATCCCGCCTTTCCCTCATGCTTCACGGCATGGACAAATCAAATATAAAAACACACGACTTCAAAGGTCTCGATGACTTCTTTCCTGCTTTTGTAGGCGGTGAACAAGTTGACTCTAACGGCACAAAGAAAGTTTGGACTGATGATGAGCTAGACCAAATTGTTTCCAACACCAAGAAGCTTATTGATAAGAATATCTTTAGTGGTGCCCCAATGGTGGTTGGCCACCCTAAAACAGATGCACCGGCTTATGGTTGGGTTCAAGACTTAAAGCGTGATGGAAAAGTCTTATCTGTTAAAGGTGACAAGCTTCATGATGAGTTTGCCCAGGGCGTTGAAAAGGGATTATGGCCAAACCGTTCTATTCGTATTGGTAAAGGTGCTGATGGTTTTTATTTAAAGCACATTGGTTTCTTAGGTGCTGTACCTCCCGCCATTGAGGGCATGGACTCTATCTACAATGCAGCCACTGATGATGAGTGTTTTGATTATTCATCAGATAGCTACACACCCAACGTATTAGGTCGAATGATGCGCCGGATACGTGAATTCATTATTAACAAGTTCGATGTTGAAACAGCCGACAGTGTTATGCCTGATTATGAAATTGAAAGTCTATCTGACCATGCAAACAGTTTGCGTGATGAAGATAGCGATACCCCCACATCTTATTCAAAACCCGAACCTAAAAAAACAGGAGCCGAACCCATGACTGAGTTCTCACAAGAACAAATGGATGCCGCTGTAGAAAAAGCAGCAAAAAAAGCTAAAGAAGATGCTGAAGCAGAATTTTCTAAAAAAGAAGATAACCATAAAAACGAATTAACCGCTGAACGTAACAAACGATTGGCTGTTGAATTCAGTAAAAACATTACGGCCCTGGTTGATGAAGGCAAGTTACTTCCTGCGCAAGCTGAAGGTATGGCTGAATTCATGCTGCAACTATCAGATGCAGATGAAGCCAACTTTGAATTCTCTGCAGGTGAAGAAGGCAAAGAAGAAAAACTCAAAAAATCACCGCTCAAATGGTTTAACGATTTCACTGCAGCACTCGGCAAGCAAATTGACTTTAAAGAAAGTGATGCCGGTGATGATGATGGCCCAAATGGTTCTAGTGATTTTTCAGTGCAAGGTGCTGACGTAAACGCTGACCGCTTGGAGCTACATAACAAAGCATCTGAGTATATGGATTCACACGAAGGCGTGGATTATGTCACTGCTGTGAAAGCGGTCGAAAAACAAAACTCTTAACAATACATAAAGAATATTAAACAGGAGATTAGTAATCATGAGCAAGCAAGCACACTCATTACGAGATGAAGCAGTTATTGCAACCACTGCTGTCGCTGAATTTCGCGCAGTTGGTTTTGATGGCGCACAAGCAACGGTACAAGGCCAAAAGGTGGTGGGTGTTGCTAAGCACGATGCCGAAATCGGTGATGCAATGGCCGTGGGTATTCTCGGTTCGGTCACCATTGAAGCTGGTGCCGTAATTGCGGTAGGCGATGGTCTGATTATTGATGCTACCGGTCGCGCTATTCCAACTGCGGGTGAAATCACACTAGATGCCGGTGCAACCGCTGTCACCAGTACGGCGGCAAACGGTGCGATTATGTCGGGTGGTGAAATGCCTGAATACGTTTTTGCCGATGCGCTTGAAGCTGCAGCAGCTGCAGGCGACTTTATTGAAGTTCTACTGCGTCGTTAATACGGCCATTAATTTAATCAGGAGATATACAAATGCCTAACTCTGCCCAGCGTCGAGTCATCGACCCAATTTTATCGAACGTCGTACTTGGTTATAAACACCCAGACCATATCGGTATGGAATTATTTCCTCGCGTACCAGTAGAAACATCAGGTGGAAAAATAATCCAATTCAATAAAGATGGTTTCCGTCTTTATAACACTGCACGTGCACCGGGTACTGCAACCAAACGTGTTCAGTTTGGTTACGCAGCAGGTTCTTATGGCTTAACTAACCATGCGCTTGAAGGTGTCGTTCCAATTGAGCACCAACGTGAAGCTGAAATTGTTCCTGGCATCGATCTAGGAACAGGTGCAGTAAATGGTGTTATGCGAATTGAGTCTTTAGTTATTGAAAAAGAACAAGCTGACCTTGCACGTGATGCCACTAAGTATGATGCAAATCATAAGAACATTTTAGCCGGAACTGATCGGTGGGATGATTATGTGAATTCAGATCCTATTGCCGATGTTACAGCGGCACGGGAAGCGATTCGTTCATCAACAGGTACGTATCCAAACGTTATCGAAATTCCATCATTGGTTCTTAGTAAGCTTAAAAATCATCCAAGCATTATTGAAAAAATCAAATATTCAGAGCGCGGCATCGTGACAGCAGAAATTCTGGCAGCTGTTTTTGAAATTGATAAGGTAATTATTGGTAAAGCGATTGCCTTTGATGATGCAGATGCCCCTATTGATATCTGGGGCAAAGATGTTGTTTTAGCTTATGTGCCAACAGTGGCTTCAACAATTCAAGAACCTAGTTTTGGTTATACCTACACAATGAAGAATAACCCGCACGTAGAAGATCCATATTACGAGCGCAGCATTAAGAGCTGGGTGTATGGCACGCAGTATGAACGTGCACCATTGTTAACCGGTGTCACAAGTGGCTTCTTATTACAAACTGCTATCAATTAAGAACTGAATACAAAAACCCAAGAGAAAAGGTGATGATCTGGTCATGTGGGTACCCACATGACCAGGGAGCCAATAACCGGAGAAATGAACATGGCAAAACGTATTTACAATGTTGATTCACCAGTGAAGTTTAGCGGTACTCAATATCATCCTGATGATAAAGAAAACAACACTATCGAATTATCTGAAAAAGAAGCGAAACCATTATTGGCACTAAATGCCATCAGTGAACCAAGCGAAGATGAGCCGGAAGACGAACCAACAAACAAAAGTTCTAATATTGTTAATTTAAAAACAACACCAGAAGAACTTGAAGATCGTCTTTCTGCTATCAAGGGTGCTGTAAGCAAACTCGATAAAGAAGACAAAACAAAATGGACAAGTAATGGAATGCCAGATGCAAATGTCTTAACTGAAATGCTTGGCTGGAAAGTGAAAGCAGATGAACGTAACCAGGCATGGATGGAAATGCTTGCTGAAGAGTCTAAGGCATAACTGAATGTATTTAACGGCACCACAGTTACTCGACACATTTGGCGACAAGGAGGTCGCCTTATTGTCATCTGAAGAAGCTGCTGTCACAGACGCATTACTTCGTTTAACGGTTGAGGTTGGTGATCGTTCTGCTTATTCCGCAGCGGATATTGCCGCAGCTGATCAGGCTTTAGTAAAAATCGATAATGCAATAACAAGTGCAACCCATTTTATTAACTCATACATCAGTCCTCGATACACCTTGCCTTTAGCGCAAGTGTTAATTGATAGCAGTTCGTTGCCTGATGTATGCGCTGATATTACCCGCCACCGTTTAAGTGATGATCGGGCGACTGAAGAAGTTGAAAATCGTTTTACCCAGGCACGCACATGGTTGCGCGATATCTCTATGAACAAAGCCAGCCTGGGTGAACAAGACACCGGAACAGCAACACCGCAAGGCCGAATTAAAACAGGTCAGGGTCAAAGCAATACTGACTGGGGTGCTTATTAATGGGTGTTCGTCTTGTACATAAAATTGATGACGTTGCCGCTCGTGAATTTTTATCTCGACTTGGTGATGTTGATACCCGCCCAATGTTTGATGAAATTGGTGGTTATCTCGATAGTGAAGTTGAGCTTCGTTTTATCGAAGGTGTGGACTTTGAAGGTAATGCATTAATACCCAGCCAACGTGCATTAAACGAAGGCGGTAAAACTTTAGTTGATCGTGGACATTTGCGTGACTCATATACACACAACGTTTTCATGGATGGTTCCGGTGTTGAGCATGGTTCAAACATGGTCTATGCCGCCATTCAACACTTCGGTGGAAAGACAGGTCGTAATCATTCAGTTGAGTTACCTGCGCGACCAGTTATGGGAATTAATGACAATGATGAAGATGAAATCAATCATATTGTTGATGACTTTTATCGCTCGGTGGTGAACGGCTAATGATTGTTTCTACAACACAAAAAATTATTGATTTAATTAAGGCCAGCGCAATTGCTCAAAACTTGCGCGACGTGGATGAATTGCCTGGTCGATTAACCGATGAAATTTTAAACCGTTGGATGACCACAACACCGGCTGTTTATGTTGCCTTTGTGGGTGGCCGTGAATCGGGCAACAATCAAGATGCCACCTTTAATGCAAGCTGGGTTGTTTATGTTGTAACCGATCCGAAAAACGATGCGCGAGTTATTGGCCCGGATGATATTTTAAATGTGATTGTGCCGCAATTGCACGACAACACTATTCAAGATGTTGGCACGTTAAGGGCAAATCGAATTGATAATTTATTTTCAATTAAAAAAGATAAAAAAGGTGCTCGGGTTCATGCCGTTACTTTAACCATCCCTAACTTTGCATTTGAATACACGATGGACTTAGATGCACTAAGTAATTTTAAAACGTATCGCGCAGAACATTCAATCGTACCTGGTGACGATGAACCTGCTGCCGTTGATGAAGTAAATTTACCACAATAAGGAGCTTTAATCATGAGTGAAGTAATTAAGATTTTTGTAAAGCCAGCCAAAGAAGAAGTGCTGGTGCGCAACCCTGAACGTAACCGTCACTTAAAAGTTGCAGGTGAGTTTGTCACTAAGGATGCTTATTGGTTCCGTCGTATTCAAGATGGTGATGTTAATGAAATAAAAGGTGATGCGCTTAAAGCTTTGCTGAAAAAAATTGCAGACGCTAAGGCGAAAGCAAAAAAAGAAGCTAAGGTAATCGAAGAAGCTAGTGCTAAGACAGCAACTAATCCAGAAAAGAACTAGGAGTAAACAATTATGCCACCCATTCCATTTAATGATGTACCTGCCAACTTGCGCATCAACGGTACTTTTATAGAATTTGATAATAGTCTTGCCAATAATGCATCTCCAAACTTTAAAGTATTAGTCATAGGCCAACGCTTAGCCACCGGTACCGTTGCTGAGGCGGTGGCCACACGTGTTAACACAGATGACCAGGCTGAAGAGTATTGGGGACGCGGTGCGATGTTGGCTGAAGAAGTTAAAGCCATTAAATATGCTGAACAGTTTATGGAAACGTGGGGCATTGCCTTAGATGAAAATGCTGCTGGTGCTGCCGCGGCTGGAACCATTACCGCAACGGGGGATGCAACCGGTTCAGGTACCTTGGCAATTTATATTGGCGGTAAAAAAGTATTGGTGGGTATCGCTTCAGGTGACACGGATGATGAAATTGCAATCGCCATTGCTGCTGCTATTACTGCAGACAAAACCTTATCGGTTGATGCGGTTGTAAATGGCGTGATAACTAATCAAGTTGACCTTATCTGCAAGTGGAAAGGTGAAACCGGTAACGATATTGACCTTCGCATGAACTACTACGGTGAAAAAACACCAAGCGGTGTTGTCATGAGCTTTGGCGATATGGCCGGTGGTACCACTAACCCAGATATCACTGCGGTTATCGCAGCGATTAGCAGCGAATGGTACAACTGGATCATTATGCCGTTTACCGACACAGCAAACTTAGTGGCGCTAGAAAATGAACTCATTAAACGGTTTGGGCCTATGCAACAAATGGGTTGCCGTGCTTTTGCTGCTTATAAGGGAACGCATGCGGCAACAGGTACATACGGTAATAGTCGTAATTGTCCACATATCACAAGTATGGGGACAAACCTTTCGCCAGAACCACCTTACATTTGGGCTGCGGTGAATGGGATTATTGGGGCTAAAAGTTTAGCGATAGATCCAGCTCGTCCATTGCAAACATTAACGCTCCCAGGTTTAAAAGCGCCGGCTAAAGAAATCCGCTGGGAAGACACTGAGCGTAACCAGTTGCTATATGACGGTATTGCAACGTACACCGTAGCCAGTGATGGCAGCGTACAAATTGAACGCCAAATCACCATGTATCAATTAAATGCCGCTGGTTTAGCTGATGACAGTTACCTAGACATCAACACACCAGAAACATTAGACCGTGTTCGTTATGAACAGCGTTCCATGTTTGGTAGTAAGTATCCACGTCATAAGTTAGCTGAAGACACGGAGGAAGTTGCTGCAGGGCAGCCCATTATGCAACCGAAAATAGCCATCATTGAGCTGTTAGCGCTGTATAAAGAGATGCAAGCCAAAGGATGGGTTCAAGATTATGCGAGCTATAAAGAAACCCTCTTTGCTGAAATAGGTGATGGTATTGGTGGTGGAGATCGTGCGCGACTTAACTGGTATGGCTCACCAAAACTTATAGGGCAGCATCGGGTTACCGCTGGCCATCTTGAATTCCGTCGTTAATCGATAAGGAGAAATAAACATGGGACAAATCACAGGTAAAGTCGATATCCGTATCGACGGAAAAAAAATACCAACAGAAAATCAAGCAACGCTAAATGTTGGTGGTTACAAGAGAGACGGTGAAATGCATGGCGAAGTGAACTATTTCACCAAAAAGAATGAAATACCTATGCTTAAATTCACTGTTCTGCAAACAAAAGATTTTGATGCAATTGAGTTGAGCGATATCGAAGGAGTAACCGTTTTATTTGAGGCAGATACAGGCCAAAAATATTCGATGCGTGAAGCATATACTGCTGAACCAGTTGAGTTTGGCGGCGACGGAAAAGCACCAATGCAGATGAGCGGCCAACGGCCAGAAAAGGTGTAAGGCATGAGTAAAATTGAAGTCACTTTAATCCACGGCTACAAGCTCGGTGAAAGAACATTAAAAAATGCTTTCATTCGCCCTTATAGTGCTGCCGACTTAATGGATGCTGAAGAAGAGTCTGAAAAATTAATTGCTACAACCAATGCAGAAGGTGAGATTGAACACAAACTGGTATTAAGCCCTGCTTTGTATGGTCGCAATATTTTTCGCCGACAAGTTGTAGGCATTGATGATCTGAGTGGCCCGTTTACCATTGATGAACTTACAGAAAACTTGCATCTTGAAGATTTTGTTTTGCTGCAACAAAAAACAGAAGAGCTTGATGAAGCTTCGATTGCAAAATCAACAACCAAGGCGGTAACAGCAAAGGGAAAGTCTTAGCGGGGATACTGCCTCGCATTGAAAGCATCTGTATTGGGGTTTCGTCTGTTACTGGTTTGAACTTAAACGACGTACATCAGTTTCCAATTTATAAAGTAATAACATACTGGCGACAAATAAATGCAGAATGAAATTAAAACTTCTATTGTTGTTGACCTCAAAGGAAATCTTGATCGCCAACTAAAGCGCAACGAAAAAAATATACAGCGTTTTTCAAGAACAAGCAGTCGGAACTTAAAAGGGCTCGGTCGAACAACAACTAAATTAAATAAATCATTCGGCGGCATGGGTAAAAAAATAGCGGCCATCGCAACAGCCGCCGCTGCTATACGCTCTGTAAATAAAGTTGTTGAGTTTGATGCGAATTTAACTCGCATGCAAACAGATGCTCGCATGACCGTAGAGGAAATTGCCGTACTCAAAAAAGAACTTATTTCACTGGCTAATGATCCGAATATTCGATTAGACAAAACAGACATTCTTTCAGGTTTCGATAAAGTTATTGCAATGACAGGTGATAAGTCAAACGCCATGAAAAACCTTCGTAATATGGCGTTGTTTATGCAAGCCACAAAGACGGCCGGTGAAGATGCAGGCACCATGATTGGCATTGCTTTTAAAAATGGCACAACCGAAGCAAGTGAAGTTTTAAACTTGCTCGGCGTGCAATATAAACAAAGTTTAACGGGTGCTGTTCCTATTCGCGAGTTAGCCAGAACGGGTAAAGGCTTGATTTCTCCTGTGACCTCTGTTGTAGGCTCAACACCGGATGTATTAACAGATGCAACTGCAGTTGCCCAAATCATTATTGATGCAACAAAAAATGCTGACATAACTGCTGAAACGCTTAAAGCCTTTATGTCTGTTCTTAATAAAAAAGAAGTTCAGGAGAAATTTCGTAATGCTGGCGTAGAGTTTCGTCAGCCTAATAGCAAAATGCTAAGAAAGCCATCAAAACTAATACCTGAAATATTTGATGTTACAAAAGGTGATTTTACTACGCTGAATAAATATTTTGGTGAAACTGCAGTAAAGGTATTTCAGGGTTTCGCAAAGCCTGCCGGCCCAGGTGTTTCGAGCGGTCGAGATCGTCTTAAAGAGTTAGCGGCAATGACTGCAGATGGCAGTTTAGTAAGAGGTGATGCACGTATTAATGCGAGTACTGCAAAAGCAGCACAGCAAAGTATAAGTAACAAAACTTCTGAAATAATGAATTCTATTATAAGCCAACCTTCAAAAGATATCGCAAACGCAATGGATAATTTTCAAGCTACAGATACATGGACAAACGTTAAAGCGATTGATTATGCGCTTGGTGCTGTTGTAAAAAGATTCACCGTTGATGTTTTTAATGATATGGCAGAGTTAACGGTAGGTAATGCGCGGCGTGGTATTAAAAGTTTATTTACAGATGACAGTCCTCAACCTGGTGTTGTTCCAACTAAATCTATCAATGGTAAAAAAGAGAGTAGCTTAGCTAATGATATTGGTGCTGCTGTTGGTAGAGAATTAAATAATAAAGAAGCGAAGCTCACTGTGTCTGTTGAACCTAAAGGCGGCAGCAAGGCTACCGTCAAAAAAGTAAGCAGTAAAAATATGCAGGTTGATGTGGACAGCGGATTAGCTGTGGGTGGGATGCAATAATGCTATTTCAATTTATCCAATATAACAAAGGCTGGGCTATACAAATGCGTGTCGCCACCCTCATCATTAATTTTATAACCGCCACAAAAATATTGAGCAGCTCTTTTTTTAGTCAACATACTCGAATGATTGCCACCACCAATATCATATTGAAGTGTATGTCCAAACACGCTGTATTGGAGCGGAATAAATTTGGTGTCGTGTTTAATTTTTATTCTCAGCATAAGGTAGTTTTTCCAACCAAACTCTTTACGGCGATAGTCCCAGTCTTGGCCTTTCCATACAGCAGCTGTTGCCGACTCAACATCACCCCAGTATTTATCAAACCCTGGGCAAACTTTGCGCACCTCTTCAATGGCTTCTATAACGATGGGCTGGTTATGTTCAGAAACACCTTTAATGACAAGCTTGGCCATATCCTCGGCAAATACAAAGCTCGGCAACAACATCAAAACAAGAAACACCTTTTTCATAACACTGTCCTTTGTGACTTTAATAATGAAATGAGTATAGCACAGCATGGGGGCTTCGTATGAGCCACGATGTGATTGGCCAGTTCCGTGATGCGGAATTCATTGTTACCGGTGAGGATTTAGAGTTTGGCCGTCGTGTTCAAGTGCATGAGTATCCAATGCGAGATGATGCTTATGCTGAAGATTTGGGTAAAAAAGTCCGCAAATACAATATTCAAGTCACGGTAATGGGCGAAGGCTATGAGCAAGCCCGCGATAAATTGATTGATGCCATTGAGTTACCAGGTGACGGTACCTTGCTGCATCCGAAATATGGCATGCTGACCGTGACCATTATCAACGCACGGATGAGTGAGTCTTCTCGTGCTCATGGCAAGGTGACGTTTACTCTCACTTATATTGAAGCTGAATCTGAACCGCGCTACCCCAACTCAACCTATGACACTGCAGCGGGTGTTAACAAGCAGGCTGAAAAATCAATTGCCGATAGCATTAATGACTTTGCCAAAGTTTTTGATGTGATTGGTTTAGCGCAAGATCATGTAGATGACATACTCGGTGAAGTTGACAACATTTTAGGGGCTGTTGATAACGCGGTGGGGGCTGTTACCCAACCACTCGCTGGCTTGATTCGCGTACCCTTTAATTTTGGTAGTGCGTTGGCGGGTTCTTTATCTCGCGTTCAAACTTTATTAGATGAACCCGGTAATGCCTTAAATTTATACAAGGGGGTATTTGATAAAGACGATCCAGCTGCGGGTAATACAAATACACCACAAGGTAGACAAGCCGCCCGTTCTAAACAGGCCGTTGTTGCATTAACGAAACGTGTGTCCATTGCCGAAGCTGCGAAAACCACCACACGCACCTCATTTGCAACAAGTGACGATGCTGTTGCCGTTCAACAAGACCTGGTCGATGCGTTGGATGCACAAATTGAACAGGTTGATGTGGTCGATGGTTCACCGATTAACGATGACATGTATTTTAGCCTCATTGAATTACGCGCCATCATTATTGCTGACCTACGCACCCGTGCTGCCAGGCTACCTAAAATTAAACAACATACACCGTTAACCAGGTTACCGGCTTTAGTGCTTGCACACCAGGTATATGGTGATGCCACGCGTGAAGAAGAGTTAGTCACACGCAATAAAATTGCGCACCCGGGCTTTGTACAAGGTGGCCAACCGCTGGAGGTATTAACTGATGTCTGAGTTAGCGCTTAAAGTGGATAGTCAAATTTACGGGGGGTGGAAAGAAATTAAAATCCAGCGTGGTATGCGTCGTTTTGCTGACACGTTTGATTTAACGCTTACTGATAAATGGGCGAACTCGAAAGAGCGCCGTCCTATTAAAGAAGACAGCCCATGTGTTGTTGAGATTGATGGTGAAACTGTTATCACCGGTTATGTTGATGATGTGAGTGCAGACTATGATGCTACTAATCATACATTGACTGTTGTAGGCCGTTCAAAGACGGGTGATCTGGTTGACTGTTCTGGTGAAAAGATTGATTACCCAAATTTAGACCTGGTTGCCATTGCAAAAAAAGAATGTGCCCCCTTCGGCATTAATGTGGTTGTTGAATGTGATGTTGGCGAAGCGTTTAAAAAAGCAACGCGTGATGTAGGCGAAACGCACTATGAGTTTTTAGCAAAATTAGCATCCTATCGTGCCGTTCATTTAACCAGCAATCCTTCAGGTGATTTAGTAATTACACGTGCCAGCAAAGAACGTCTTGGTACATCATTAATTCTTGGTGAAAATATTCTTGGTGCCACTAGCACGCGCAGTAAACGAGAACGCTATCGTACTTATATCGTGTCCGGCCAACAGTCAGGCAACGATACTCTCAACGGTACAGCAGCTGCACATGTTTCAGGGAAGGCTATAGATAAAAATATTAGAAAAGCGCGCACCATTGTTATCGTTCCTGATGACCTTACGTTGAATGATGCAAAAGTGATTGCAGAAAATGACCGCAATGTTCGTTTCGGAGAATCACAAGCAAAGACGTACACTGTTAATGGCTGGAAACATGATGACGGCTTATGGGTGCCCAATAAATTAGTCCCTGTCATTGACGCATACAACGAACTCAATGCCGACTTGTTGCTTGTTCATACCACACTCACCATTAATGAGGATGGTGAACTTGCTGAGTTAGAAGTTATGCCACCTGAAGCATTAGATCTCATTCCGGTACCAGAAGAAGAACAAGATGAGGACACCTTATAATGATGCGACTCATTAACATAGCCTTAAAACCCCTTCGCCGGAAAGTACGCCAGTTGGTTTCTCGTGGTGTTGTGACATTGATTGACCCAAATCAGTTAATGCAAACACTGCAAGTCGAGCTGCTTAAAGGTGAAGTTCTTGATGATGTTGAGCACTTTGAGCCTTATGGTTTTACGTCACACGCACCGGGTGAGCCAGAAGTTCTCACCGTCTCATTAAACGGACAACGTTCACACACGATTGCCCTTGTAGTGGCCAACCGTCTTTTTCGTTTGCAAGGATTAGCCAATGGTGAAATTGCTATTAATACCGATGAAGGTGACGTGATTCATTTTAAGCGCGGTAATCATATTCTCATTGATGCCATGACTAAAATAACGGCCAAAGCGCCTAACGTGGACATTATTGCCAACACGAAAGTGACGATGACCACACCACATTGTGACATCAGCGGAAAGTTAACCGTCGGCGAAACCATTGCAGCCGTTGGTAATGTTTCTAGCGCGGCTCAAATGAGTGACGCAACAGGTTCGATGCAAAGTATGCGTGATATTTATGATAGTCATGGCCACCCTGACTTAAATACACCACCAACTGAGAAAATGAACTAATGAATATCAGCATTACACAATTGAGTTGGTTAATACCTTTATTTGTTACGTTGTTCTGCTTTTGGGATGCCTTCGAAGCATGTAGATATCATCCAAATTGGTGGAGCAGAAATTTGTTGTTGGCGACAGGCGTTAGTGGTTTGGCGTGGCTAATTTGGTGGAAATGGTAATGGACATAGCACTTAACTTTGACGGCAAACAATTTGATATTGGTGTTGGCCAGGATGACTTAGAGCATGACTTAGGTTTACGCACAGCGGTGATGATCAGTTTGCTTACCGATGCCCGTGCACGTGATGATGATGAGATTCCAGACGGTTCAAATGATAAACGTGGCCATTGGGCGGACAGCTATGAAGAAGACAGCATAGGCTCACGACTCTGGTTACTCGAACGCGCAAAAGAAACACAAAACACGTTAGACCGGGGCAAAGAATATGCCACCGAAGCATTACGCTGGTTTATTAAAGACGGCATTGCAAAAACAATAAACGTTGAAACGTACTGGCACCGTAAAGGTGTGATGGCTATTGCGATTGTAATGACGTTGCCGGATGACACCACGTATGAAGATTTGATTGATTATGAATTACAGAGGGCTGCTTAAATGTCGTTTAACAGACGGTCTATTCCAGAGTTAAAAAAGTTTTTCCGCTCAGATGTTGAAAGCGAAACCGGCAACGTTTATGGCTGGCTGCGCAATAGTTTAACAGCGGCACTGGGTAAAGCGGTGGCAGGAGTAACACATGGGCTACATGGCCACCTTCAGCATATTTCAAAACAAGTGGTTGCAGGCTATGCCACTGACTCTCTTGTGATTGAACGTGATGCAACGTTGTTTTTAAGTAAGGGCCGAAAAGAAGCGAAAGGTGCAATTGGTAATGTTGACCTTGCAGGTACCGATGGTAAAACATTGGTGGCAGGTTCAGTTTTTCAGCGTGCGGGTTTTGAGTATGTGACCGATAGTGATGCCACCATTGCAGCAGGTGTGGCCACCGTTGCGGTAACATGCACTGTTGAGATTGATGGTGCCGGTCAAGACAGCAATGCAGATGAAGGTGTGACGTTAGTATTAACGGTCCCGATCGCGGGCATTAATAGTAATGCAACCGTTGCTACCGGTGGCTTAACCGGTGGCACTGATCAGGAAACCTGGGAACAAGTTAACCAGCGTATTCGTGAGCGTCGGCAAAAAAATCCAAATGGCTCAAACAACGATCAATATGAAGTATGGGCACGTGAAGTAGCGGGTGTTACTCGCGCCTGGTCTTATAGTAACTGGCTAGGTTATGGCACGGTCGGTTTATTCTTTGTGCGGGATGACGATGCCACGCTAATTCCTGATGCGGCAGAAGTTCAAACGGTACAAGACTATATTGATGTGTTACGTCCTTCAGGTATGAAAGGTTTTAGCGCCATTGCACCGACTGAAGTACAACTAAACTTTACTATTCAACTCAAACCAAACACCGCCGCTGTTCAAGCTGCCGTAGAGTCTGCCATTAAAGCCTTGTTGCTCAGAGAATCCAAAGTCGAAGACGGTACCGGTAATGCAACACTACCCGTGTCACACATTCGTGAAGCAATCAGTACGGCAACCGATGAAGAAGATCATGTCATTACTTCACCCGCTGCCGATGTAACGTTAAATAAAGGTGAGTTATTAACACCAGGTATATTCACGTGGAGTGCGTTGTAAATGGCAACGGTTGAAGATTATCAACATCAACTCAAACAACTTCACCCACGCGGTAAGTTGTGGACTTCGTTGCTGCGTGATGATTCATTTTACAGCAAATTATTAATGGGCTTTGCCAAAGGGTTTGCGTATATCGATGAACGCGCTACCAACTTAATTGATGAGACTGATCCGCGTAGCACGGTTGAGTTATTACCCGAACACGAAGCTGCCGCTGGTATCCCTGGCGTATGCGGTTACTTAGGCGCAACCATTGCAGAGCGTCAATTAAATTTAACAGCCAAGGTCACAGAACAAGCTGGTGATAATAATCAAGAGTTAATTGATATCGCAGAACGTTTAGGCTTTGCACCAGCAAGCATTACTGAATATGAATCACATTCAGTTGATAGCGCAGTTGATGAACCAATTTATGGTGAAGACTGGCGTTTTGCCATTAAGTTATTAGCTAAAGATCAACCAGTGATTGCTTTTACGGTTGAAAGCGCTGTGGACGAATCGCTCGGGCAAGAACTACCACGAACACAAATAGAGTGCGCCATAAATAAAATGGCTCCAGCTCATTGCGTTATTATTTTTGAATACGTATAGGAGAAAGTATTATGGAACCACGTAACTATGCTGCTAATGCTAATGCTGCACCACCCGCTGCACCAGGTGTCCCATCGAATGGTTACCCGCGTGCCGCTGACCCAGGTGCAGGTCAGGAAGCAACCATACCAGGGCCACATTGGTTTTATAAAATTGGTGAGGCATTACGCCAGGTAATTACTAACCAAGGCTTAGCACCCAGTGATGCGGATTTGTCTTTGTTGTCAAAAGCAATCACAGGGCAACCAGGTGCGGCGAAAGCATGGATAAACTATGACGGTGCCAATAGTGTGATTCGAGATAGCTTTAATGTTTTAAGTTTAGGTGATGATGGTGTAGGAATTCACACTATTAATTTTATAAATGATATGCCTAACCTTAATTTTTCGGCGACTGTTAGTTGTATGAAAGCGGGCGGAGATCCTAGAAGTGCTGGTGCTGGTACTAGAACAGTATCATCTGTTCAAATAATAACTCAGCTTCAACCTTCAACGGCTGAAGACATGCAATACATTGATGTTTGTGTATACGCAAATTAAATAAAGGTAAATAAAAATGAAAAACACCTCAATAGTTTTCACGCTCCTGGATGATAATGTTCCTGTTCGCATTCGCACATTAACACCTAAAGCAATTAAGTTAGGATTCACGGCTGCAGATTTAATTGACAAAGTAGTGCCAGCTAATGCAACCAACGTGCGTGAAATTTCCGATGCTGACCTGCCAGAAGATAGCGTCTTTCGCTATGCGTGGGATGACTCAAATCCAGAAAGTTTTATTGGAATTGATCTTCCAAAAGCTAAATTAATCGCACACGATATTCGTCGCGTTGATCGTGAGAACAAGCTTGTGCCGCTAGATAGAGAAGAAGGATATGCAACCACTACTTCGACACGAAAGTCTGAAATAGTCACCGAGAAAAATGCAATTTTAGACGCAAACGCCACGGTTCAAACTGACATTGATAATGCAGCCAATGAAACAGCTTTACGAACTGTTTTAACCAATGCAGGTATCGTCGCTTAAAGTAAAAAAGAAAGGGCGGCTGGGATGATGCTTCAACATCAACCCAGCCCCAGCAAACAGTAAACGAGTACTGTGAGCCAGCAAAGGCACCTTCCACCGCGATCACGGTAAGGTGACTTTACCATAAACCTTAAAATAAAAAGGCTCATAAAATGACCAAACCGTTTATACCCTGGATGGGTGGAAAGTCACGCTTGGCAGATAAAATATTGCCATTATTCCCTGAACATACATGTTATGTGGAAGCATTCGCTGGTGCAGGTGCTATCTTCTTTAAAAAGCAGCCCAGCAAGGTTGAAGTGCTGAATGATCTCAATGGCGAGCTCGTTAATTTATATCGGGTTATTCAGCACCATTTAGAAGAGTTTATAAAGCAGTTTAAATGGGCTTTAAGTAGTCGACAAATATACCAGTGGGAACAAGAAAAGCGACCAGAAACACTCACCGATATCCAACGTGCAGCACGGTTCTATTACCTCCAGAAGCTGGCCTTCGGTGGCAAGGTAGATGGCCAGACATACGGCACCGCCACAACCAGCCCACCACGCTTTAACCTGTTGCGCATTGAAGAAGATTTAAGCCAGGCTTACCTGCGTATGACGCGCACCAACATCGAGAACCTGGACTGGGTTAATATTGTTAAGAGATATGATCGAGACCACACCCTGTTCTACCTTGATCCACCTTACTGGCAGACAGCAGGGTACGGCAATGAATTTGGCTTGGAACAATACGAACAGATGGCCAGCCTGGCACGCTCAATCAAAGGCAAGATGATCATCAGCATAAACGACCACCCCGACATCAGGAAGGTGTTCAAAGGACTTAGAATGAAGACCGTCCCCATCACCTACACTGTTGGAGGCAAGCAAGGTCGAACACCCAAAAAGGAGCTAATCATAAGAAGTTGGAAGTGACCGTAAAGTGAGTTTGAAGCGGATTTAAAGTTGATTCAAACTCACTGTAAAACGAGGCTAAAATCGTGTCGCAAAATGATTGTCAGTTTGTCGCAAAATGATTGTCGCGCTACA